TGTCTGCGCCAAAATAATAACCAGGAGGTGCGGCAAATTGTATTAAACAACCTTCAATAATATATTTGGCATTATTACTAGCATAAGATCCCACTGGAACCGGGTTACCCGCAGCATTCTGAAAATAACCAGTAGTCTCGTTAGTAATCACTGTGCTTTGATGCCAAGTATAGTTTAATACTGATAAATTTGGTCGAATAAAGTTTGCATAATAAAATTGTTTAAACCCGGCTTGTAACACCAATGGATCAATTTGGTTAGTGACAGCATTTGAAATGTCGGTCGAGGTTAGCCAACTAAATTGGAATGTAGGTAACGCATTAACTTTGTATAGTGCTCCGTCATTGGCAAAAATATTAGTACTAGAATATTTTCCAGTACCATCTACTAGATCAAGATAGCGACTAGTTCCGATTGATGCACGGTTTAGTGCCGAACTTTTAAGAATACTGTTATATTGTGTAAATGGAAAGTTTGTATAGTCTTCTCCATTAACCATGCGATTTTGTGTATAGTATTGCGCTGGCGCCCGTTGTTTGATTTCGTTGATGGTCTCACGGGCCTGGGCATTAGTTACCGGAGTGGTGATACCGCAGGTGAATGTTAATGTTTCAATTTGCCCGGTGCGACTAATATAACTGATAGGCACAGCAACTGACTGCATGTTAACTGGATTAATAATATAGGTCAATCCATTGCTAGCACGAACATAGGTGCGGAAAGTCCCCACTGGTATAGTGCTGAATATCCCATCGCCAAAGTTCAAAGTAATTTGATCGTTGGTACGACTAGTAATGCTGTAAATATTTCTCGTACCAGGAGCAAGTTGTTCTACGGCAGCAGCATATACACTTTGTACAGGTTGCCAATAACTAGAAATATTTCCTGTGTTATCCAATTGATATAACCAAACATCAGTATTATTGATGCCTTCAATATTAATGTTTACAGCACGATTACTAATTCTCTCGGGTAAATTAAAATCTTGATTTTGTAATACACCTTGTTTGAACAAAAAGAAAAATCCTGTGTTGGCACTAGAATATCCTAATTGGTCATTTCTAAATAAAATATTAAACTGACCATTTGGTAAAGGTGGTGGTTCGTAAACATAAGTTTGGCCAAGAGAGGTTGCATTGACCACTTCAAATGGCATGTTTACCGTGTCGATGGTAGCAGTATATGGAATTACTGGAAGGTATCCAGGAACTAAATTTATTGTGTATTCTTGAGTGTCAACCCCAAGAATAACTTGATCGTTACCGGGGCGCCCAAACTGTTGAGCATTTACTAATGAGGCATTGATGATTGAAATAAATTGTTCTTGCCAGTCAAGGTTTGTTGGGTCGGCCCAGTTAACTGTAAGATTGGCCAGGTTAATGCCGTTATAATCTACAATATCTTCTGTAGTAGAAACAGAGAATACTTTAAGATATCCGCTGGCTTCAGTGTTGCGTAGGGGTGTATAACTAACTAAATTGGCCAGTTTAACTACACTGTCACGGCGTTCGGCCGTGTCCATATAGTTTTCGCGAGTGTTTAAGTCGGTGCGGAATGCTAGACTTTGGCCCATAAAAGCCATGACATCCAATAAGGCAATAAACTCTGAGCTTTCAATGTAATCATTAAAAGTTTCAGGATAATATAAACGCAGATAATCTACAAAACTTTTACGCAGAGTTTCAAAATCGTAACTTTGGAAGTCGGCTTCTCTATAAGTCTGATAGATTCGTTTCCAATCTTCGACTCCAAATATCACGGTTTGTCTTGTAGTTGTGGCCATAGTTATTCCAGTGTTAAAGTATTTATGGTTTTAATAAACTGGGTAGTTAAACGTAAGTAGCTGTACGCTGTTGTTGATTAAAAAATATACTTAATAATTGGGCATTGGTACTAGGTACTACAGCAAGGCCTAGCTGTATTAATATGCCATTTTGTTGAGGGAACATTTGTACGCCACTGATATATACCCTGGGATCACCGGCACAAACTCGTTGTATTTCATCATATATTAATTGCTGTGTTTCTTGGGTTTGATTTTCAAATAGATAATTCCAAATCACGGTGCCATACCCGGGCCGTCCAACTAACTCGCCTTGGCGTATGTTAAACGCATTAAGTAGGTCAATTTTGATCAAGTTGAAATCTACCGCGGTAAACTTTTTATTTTGATTGATTGTGTTAAATCCAATAAATGTGGGCATCTTGTATTTACTCTATTAAAGTTATCAACCAACCGCACTAGTAAGGGCAGTTTGTGCCTGCCCGGCAAGAGCTGTTACTTGTCCTGTAACACTGCCAAGTAATGCGGTACCCTGTCCTTGCAACTCTTGTAATTTTGTTTTTGCAAAATCAATATCAAGTGCGGCTTTGGCGGATAGCGAATTAGGGTCTGGATAATCAAAACTTGGTGTAGGGATCTTATCACTGCCCAGTATTCTTGTGGTTGCAGTATCTAGGGTAGCACGATTTACAGTATTATTAAATCCTGGTGCAGGAGAGGTAGCAGCAACCAATGGATCTTTTGTACCACCTAACAAACTCCCGGCACCTGATCCAAATAAATCTTTTAATTTTGACAAACTACCAATATCGCCTAGACTACTTAAACTAGGCAAGCCGGCAGTTAACGCACTTAGACTGGGTAATTTAGAAGTTAAACTACTTAGACTTGGCAAACTAGAAGCAAGACTACCTAGACTAGGTAATCCATTGGTCAAGCTACTTAGGCTCGGTAATCCAGAAGTTAAACTACCAAGACTAGGTAGACCCGCGGTCAAAGTACTTAGGCTTGGCAGATTTATGCCACCTAGGTTGCTTAAACTAGTCAATGGATTGGTGGCGCCTGTGGCAAATTGTGCAGCCTTACCACGTGTATTAAGATCTGTTGCAACCGACGTTAACGCGGCCGATGCTCCGGTTATCAATCCGCCAACATTAGGAATAGCAGGTAAGCTAGATGTTAAACTACTAATACTAGGTAGATTAGAAGTTAAACTGTTAATACTAGGCAAACTGCTGGCCCACGATACCGCGGCAGCTGTACCAAATTTACTCGCATTGGTTACCAATGCGCCCACATCGGCGGTTATACCAGAAGTTATTTTGTCGACTGCACCACTTACATTTTGTAAACTTCCTACCCCGGGAATATTAACAGCTCCAGAGGCCAGAGTTTGCAAATTTGTAGTTGCTGACGATAGCAAGCCACCTACTGGAGAGTTAGCCAATGCTGTGGTTATTCCGCTAATATTTGGAAAGCCGGCGGTTAAGCTACCTAAATTAGGCAAGCCGGCGGTTAAGCTACTAAGATTGGGTATAGAAAAAGATAGGCCGCTGGCAGCACTTATTGCCGATAATGACTGTAATCCGCTTTGCGTGTACACTTTGCCAACAAGGGCACTTACCGACGGAACGGTAGGTGGTGTAATTGTTCCTGTTGCAGTTAAACTATTATAGGCCTTGGTCATCAATGATCCCATGGCGCCAGCTTGTGCGGATGCGCTATTAAGGAAATCGTTGGCACTATTAATTCCGTTCAATCCTGTAAACACCCCGGGTGCAGAAAGCACATCGGTCAAGGGGCTTGGGTCAAATATAAATTGTTGATAAGTCCCGGGTTTGACATACCCAGCCATTTCTAATTGCTGACAATTTAATCCATATTGACCTACACCCTTTTCATTAGTCATCACATTGGCCGGCTGATTGACAAAGTTTGCCACCTGGGCCATGAGTCCTTGTACTTGACTAGAGCTCAACGGCCCAACGGGTGTGGGTGTAAACCCAGTAGATTTAATGTTGGCAATATTGGCCGCAGTAATTGGATTTTGTAAAGGGGTATTTACCAATGCTGGTATGCCCGAGGTGGTAGGCAATCCGTTAATGATAGCAAGGATTACGGTATCGTCAACTCCGGCTGTACCACGATCTAATCGACTAAGAGCAAATTTAACCGCAGATGATTGTACGCTAGATATACTTTGTCCCGCAGTAAATCCTACCAATGCGCCGGCAGCTACCTGGCTATAAAAAGTTTGGTCGGCCTGGGTCTGCGTGGTGCCAGCAGGAGTATTCATGGTAAAAGTTGCACCAGAAGGAAGGGTGTATTTAAATTGGCTCATGTTGCTGTGATTGTGGTTCCGGGTGGTAACTCTGGAGCAGTAGGCGGAGGACTGCCGCTACCATCACCGAGATTTACTGAATTA